ACCAACAAGACTTAGGATATGATCCGTTCGCATTCCGGTACCACCATCCTTTTTCATCCTTCACCCATCCGGAATAAGGGTTGTTCATCCGTCCCGCCACAAGATCGTTGAACGGGAACTTATTACCCGGGCATCCGGTAGCCATCAGGTCACGGTGTCCATATACTTTACTGATTCCGTACTTGTTCTTGAGATACTGTATCAATTCAATCCCGGCATTCTTCTGTGCCGCCCCCATGGTTTCCGCATCAAAATTCCCTTCAAAGCAGATCCCTATAGAATCAAAATTCGAACCGCTCGCATGTGCCCCCTGCGTATGCTCAGGTCTTCCCCGTTCAATGGTTCCATTCTTCCTTACCACAAAATGATAGCCTATTCCCGCCCATCCATTTCCTTTATGCCAGAGATGGATCGTCGCGGCTCCGCATTCACTGGCGGCGGCATGGTGTAATACGATGCGGTTAGTGCGGGATCGCTTCGATAAGCTGCTGAATTGTAAGTTCGTTTCTATGATATTCATATATTTTGTCTCCTTCCTTCCGGCATCTATGCCGGCACAACAAAGGAGAGCCTGTTCTAATTCTCAGACTCTCCAAATTTTACATTGCAATCTCATTCTTTATTTTTTAGCCGGTAAACTCCCATCCTTATCCAGGAGGTTCCGCATCATCTCATACAATCCCGTACTGGCAAGCCCTGAAACCATCCCGCCAAGCACTACCGCGGCATTGATGCCCGCCTCCAGGTTGATCAGGATATTGATGATACTTCCCATCGTCAGTGCCGCCAGTGGGATATACTTGTTCGGGAACCACACAAACGCCGTTTTAAGGGCATAGCCCACGCACAGGCAGATCCCCAAGGTTAATAAGTTCACATAATCAAATAAATACGTAAGATCCATCTTCTTTACCTTCCTTTCATTACTTCCTAATTTCCAGTTCTAATATCTCCTTATACATCTCGGTCACCATGCCGTTCCCGCCAAGCTCATGGTATGCCTCATACATTTCGATACAATTTTCCAAGGCATAGGACGGGATATGCCCTAACGCCACATACCTGTCATGGTACTCGATCAGCTGCACCCTAAGGAGCAGCATGGTTCCTTTCCCGTTCGCATCACGGTCCCTCTTCTGCCGTTTCAGTAACCATACTATGTAACCTAAGACCACCGGCAGAACCATAGCATATGTTTCCGTCAGGAAACGTCCCATTGGGATCACCTCCTCTCCTACTCAAGTCTCCTTCACCAAATTTACTTCGTTCTTTTCCACATATAACACGTAATATATGGCTGCAGGTTATTAACCGCACTGCTAAGTCTGGCATCCGTACCCGGTGCAGATTCTGATGTACCCGGTGACTGATAATTCGTATACGGCGATGATTCTGATGTACCTGGTGACGCTTCACTTGTATAGCCAAGCCTTGTTTGGTTTGTGGCAGTATTAGATGACGGCGACCACGCCCAACCCGTTAGAGGTGCACTTTTGACTATATCTCCCCATATATCATGCGTATAATAGTTATTATTATCATATCCCGTCGGAGCAATATGTTTATGACTGTCTACCGTATGGGAATGCGCATTCACCAGATGCCTGTGGTTATTTACTGTATGCGTGTGACCATTCACCGTATGGGAATGGTTCAGGTTCACACTTTTTGCTCCCCCGGTTTTCTCAACAGCATCAAATTCCGTCTCGCTCGTATTCACACCGACCGGGACCTTCCCCGCTCCCCATGCTACCCAGGTTGTACCTTCAAAAAATGTTGATGGGTTCGTATTTTTAACAGACATATAGATCGATCCGACCGGATAGATCGCATCAAACGAGCTAACCGAGCTACTATTCTTTATTTCATTTATTTGTTCCTGGAGACTTTTTGTTACTCCAGATAAATATCCCAACTCAATATCCGATACACTACTTGACGCAATCTTACCGTCTGCATCTGAGACCAGCGCCTTACCTGCCTCCAAATTTCTCCCGATCAGAGACCCTAACGCCCCCTCGGATATATCCGTGATCACCTTCCTGATTTTCCCAAATATCACAGAAAGCGCATCCGTCTTCTCTATATTCTCCCTCTTCTGCGCTTCTTCAAAATCCACCGTGACCGTATCAATATTATCAATTTCACCAGTCTTCCCTTGCGGGATCGTAAAATCCAGGATGACCTCACTGTCATCCCCCACATTCTCTACCTTTGCCGGGGTTCCCGGTTCTCCCGTAGTCACCGCATTAACTCTTATCGTAGCTGCGGGGCCTGCCGGGCCAACCGGTCCTATAAATTCCCCGTTCTCCAACTTCCCATTAATCAGATCCACTGCATCATTCGCTCTCTGCGATGCCTGGGCAGCTTCTTCCGTTGCTTCGCTTAGCTTTCCCATGTATTCCCCGAAGAAGCCGTCCTCATTCTTACTCTGCTCAGCATCCCCTTCCGTATAATTAGGCAGGACATCCACAGTCTGCATGAACGTCACCAAGACCTTCTCCCCGCTTACCACCTGGATCTGCAGATAACTACGCCCCAACTCCACAAACATCTGCGATGTAACATCCACTGTAACACAATTCCCCACAACCTCCGCCTGGGCATATACCGCTTTTCCTGACGGCTTCTGGACATATACACGAGCTTCTGCATCCTCCGGGATTGTAAAATCACAGAAACGGAATACAAGCGGTATCGCATTCGTTGCCCTGGTATAAGATATGGGATTATCTATCGACTTTCGCTTTACTAATATCTCCCGCTCTATGCTCTTCATCCTCCACACCCTCTTCCATCTCAACATTTTCTTTTTCAGCTTTACCCATTCTCTTTTCTCCCGGTTCTCTGGCTTTTTCCCCATATCCGCTTACATAAGTTGTAGGACAATTGAATGCCGCTGCCTCATAAACTTTCATTATCCCTTCCTCCTCGTTAAAAATTCTGCCTGCGGTCTTTACAGTCTGCAATACATCCTTTCTTTACTGTGACATCTGACCACTGTATCCAGTCTATGGCTCCATTACTCCAACCTAATCCACTCATAAAAGTCATTGTCCCTTCAAGGAGCGTATGCGGTGGGATATCCTTAATAAGCCCGTTTTCCACTTCAATACTCACCCCTCCGGCAAGGAAATTTCCGCTAACAGTATTTCTCAGCCACGGTGTTGCCTCCATATTGTTACTATCATATTCAAATACCTGCGTTACCCCATAATCATCTTCTTCACCAGTCCTAACCCCTAACCATAGTACATCTCCTTTGTCACACCACATTTCAACACCACGGCGTCCATCTATTTTTCTTCTTACAGCCCCTACGCTTCCAACATAATCTCCATTCGATTCCCATGCATAGAACCGTATCATATTATTTAAAATTTCAACCGACTTATAACCATTCGTGGCAAACTGCCTGAATACTCCCGATAACTGCATCTCCCCTGTATCAAGATTCCAAAACGACCGCCCTGTCTTATCAACCAGAATTCCTCCAATCAACGTATCAACATATCCACCCTTCGCCGTAAATGCCGTCGTCCAATCCCAATCCCGGCCGTCTGCCGTCCGCCTGTCCGCAATCTGGAATCCCTGCGTCCCAATTGACATCGCCCCATAATTCGGCGAAGAACGATCCAGGTCCTCGAACAGGATCGCCCTTACATCCTGGCGCTGTGCAACATTCTTCTGGTATCTCAACTGCGTATTGATCGCATTCAATACCCCCTGCACCCTCTCCGCCACAACCGTATTATGTGGTCCCATGATCTTCTTCACCGCCGTCAGGGCCGTTGATAACTCCGTAAAATAATCATACTTGAATTCCCCAAGCACAACCGTCCCCGGAATATCCCGCACACAATCCCATTCAAGCTCTACAACCCTTGCTTCCGTCATAATATCCAGTTTTGTGTTGTAGCAGCGGACCGTATCGCCAAGCCCCACTTTCTCCAGATCCTCATATTCCCTGTACTCTTCACACTTTGACAGGTCTGCCATATCAACAGTTACCGTCACCCTGGGAAGATCTGCACCATTAGAATACATAACATTGCATCGGCGCACCAGTTCCTCCCGAAGCTCTTCCAGTGTAGAAAAAGCCTCTTCATCTCCACTGGCATCCTCTAGCAGCTTTACATCATCAAATTTTACTTCTTTTGTATATACCTTCGCATACTTCCCGATATTCGGCGAATCCACCCACGGTGAATCCCCTTCCAATGTATACCCATTATAAGATACCGGCACAATCCGCGTAATAACCTCAGACAGGTCAACCTGATATTCCATGCCCGTCAGGTTCTTCCCATACCGCACCTCAACCCCATAGTCACCGCCTACGCGCTCATTAATAATTACTTTATAATTATCATAGAGCATCTCGCCTCCCCAACGGCTGATGAAAGACGGATCCTCTTCCCCATTGATCGCAGACATCAGGTTCCGCCTGACAAAATACGCTGTAGAACCCGATACGATATCCGATTCCCCACTATACCTGCTTCCCGCAGTCATAATATCCAACGCTTCCTGCCCGGTCTTCATCGTCGGTCTTACATCCATGAGTAAACAATCATCCGCCGAATCAAAAAAAATAGGATAAGCAATCGCCGTAATTCCCGTATTCATTTTGCATATCTTATTAATACGGAATAATTGCTTCCCGCTTTGAAATGTCGGCGCCGCAATTACCCCGCCCTCTTCCAGATACCTCCATCGTTCTTCCCTGTCAAGCGGATGCGAAAGTTCCAACTGCCACGCACCATTTAACTTTACCGACAACTTACAGGACGTTGGGATAAGTACCGAATCCCCATTCATATTAAAATCCGGATTTTTTGCCAGATAAGCCTGTATCACCTATAAGCACCTCCATCTCGGAATCACTTCCACCTCAAAACCTTCCGTAACCCCTATTACATTTTCTCCAGGCTGCAAGTACAGATCTTCATACTTTCCCTTTACAGACGTATTCATAAGCTTTCCATCCGTACGGTATGCAATCTGCAGCTCCGTATCCACCGTAATATTCTGACCCACATTCATTACCAGATCTTTTCCATTAACAGTAAGTGTACATACGCCTTCGCCCTTTATCACATAAACCGGATGCGCTATTTCGTATGCATTATAACTGACCTCTTCGCAAGAATAACTTAACCCTCCTTCTTTCAAATACTGATACCCATAACACGTAAAAACAACCGTGAACTTTCCAATCTCATAGCACACTCTTTCCGCTTCCGGTATAACAACCTTTTTAGCCAAATAAAAATAATCCGCATCATCTCCAAATATTAATCTATGTTGACCCTTTTGCATCAGCCAACCCTTCGCCTTCCTCCAATACCCAAACCACTCATCATGCCGTCCCATGAAATTCATCTCAACAGATATTTCAATATCTTTCACCGTGCCCTCATCAACATAGAGTTTCCCGTCCCTTCCCGGAATCTCAATCTCCAAATAATTCCTCTCCGGGGACGGGATAGAAGGCCGCTTCACAATGTAGATATTATGTTCCGACGCACTGAAACCCGCATATTCCATGTCATACACCCACATCCCTATTCCCCTCTCGCCTTCCTGTTTCCATATTGTTTCATTGAAATCCCACTCCCCGCCGTCTCCACGATATAAGCATCAAATTCCCTATTTCCGACATATACATTGACATTCGGCGCTAATTTCAATTCTGTTACCCCGCTATAATCAGGCGCATCCGCACTTAAGATCCTATCCATGATATCCTCAAGATTCCGGTAGAACGAATCCAACGGAAGCACAGCTTCTCGCCCTGCTTCCCCACCTCCAAGAAGTTTCCCTCCAAGGCTTCCGAAGATCTGGGCGCCCGATAGAATACCACCCTTTTTATTCCATTTAACCGAAATTTTAGGAACCCTGGGCGGCGTGATCGAAAAACTTCCACTGATAGAAAAACGAGGAAGCTTAATCTTTGGTATCTGTATCTCCGGAAGCTTAAGCTTTAAATTACGAAAAAAACCACTGATTTTCTCTATACCTGATCCTACGGCATCTTTTGCACTCTCAATTTTATTTTTAAACGCATCACGTACTGCATCCAACTTACCGCCCGTCAGTGCATTAATGTAATCTAATTTTGCCGTAAATACTTCACTTACTGCTTGCATACATCCGCTTGCAATCCCTTTTATACCTCCGCCCGCTTCATCATATGCATTCTTCACATTTTCCAACTTTTCCCGTGTCACACTCCTGATCGCCTCAGTCTTTTGCGCAATAATATTACGTGCTCCTTCGAATTTTTCTGCAGCTGAATTTTGTAACTCTTGTAATCGGTCAGAAGCCGACTGCTTCATGTCCTGGAATTTTTCACTCACATTCTCCTTCATTTCCGTCACTTTTCCAGTCACCTTTTCTTTCACTTCACCGACCTTTTCTCCTAATCCGCCGAAAAATCCTTTTATTCCTTCTATTGCGCTACCAACGTGCCCGCTGAGCCAATCCACAATATCGCCCCAATTCTTGATGATAGCTATGATACCAACAATTGCGGCGGCAATACCCGCTATGACTGCAATTACCGGCGCTGCTGCCGCCAACGCACTGGCAATCGCCGGTATAATAGTCCCTGTGATCGCCGTTCCGACCGTTGCCAACGCACTACCAATCCCTATAGATTTTAGCGCTGCCAGTATTGGCGCAATCTTTGATATCCCCGCCAATATCCCTGCAATGGCAAGAATGACCATCTGTAGCGGCGCCGGCAACTCCGAAAATTTTCCGACTACCCCTGCAACTGTTTCCGCCGCCGGTGCCGCCGATTCGAGAACGCTTGCTATAGATTCCCCCAATGGCACGAAAGCATCTTGTATCTTACGAAGAGCCGCCTGCATATTCTGTGATGATGTGGTTGTATTCTCCCCGAATTCTGCTGCCTTTCCACTAACATCTGTATAACTATCTCCAACCGATGTCAATGCCGATACTACCTTGATCCCTCCATCCTCCGCTATTGTTCCAAACGCCGTGCTTGCCAGATTCATTGCTTCCTGTTGGTTCGTACAATTAGCAATATCCGCAACAATCGAATCAATAACTTCCTTCTGTGTTGCCCCTCCATTCTGCCACGCCGCAAAGACTTCCTGCGTCTTCCCGCTGAAAGAACCAAGAGCCTCACCTATTGTTCCGTCTCCCAAACGCGTTGTCACTTCATTGATTGCATCGTTCACTTTATCCAGGTTATACGCTCCTGCATCCAGTCCATTCTGCAGCACTTGGAAATATTCCGTCGCCGAATATCCCGCCTCAGAAAATTTTCCGGAATACTCCGCCAGATTATCACCCAATTCATTCGTCTTATCTAACCCATTTTGTGTTCCGGCAATCAGGAGATCCATTGCTGCTGTCGCATCCATTCCAAAACGCTGCATCAGGGAATTGATACCTCTTACACTTTCCGCCATATCAATCCCATATGTATCTTCCAGGATCAGTCCTTGTGATACGATATTATTCATGTCCGTTTCATTCAACCCTGTCAGGTTATCTTTGACCAGAATTACCGCATTTGCCACAGAATCCAGGGAATCTCCAAGTCCACTCTCATAGACGCTTTTAATCAGCTTTTCATTCGCCTTCGCCGCTTCCCCGGTTTCCCCGAACCTGGCATTTACTTTGACTACGGCATCTTCCACGCTCTGGAATGATTGTACGGCTTTCCCGCCCATATCAACAATCTTATCGCCTATACCGCTTAAACTCTCCGCCGCTTGCATAAGCGCGCCATTCCCGACATTCTGCGCAATATCATCCAACCGGTTGCCTGCCTCATCTGCCGCATCCCCAAGATTACGAAGCCCCGTCTCGGTATCCCGCGTCCCTGCCTCCATCTCATCAAGAGCGTTCTGGTTCGCATGGATAGAATTCTCAAGCCGGTTCATATAACCTTCGGTTTCATTCATTGCCACCCTGAGCCTCGACACGCTCTCTGCCTGCCGGTTATACGCCGTCTCCGCTCTTGCCGCTTCCGCAGACGCCTCGCCATTCTCATTTTTCGCCTTCTGATATGCCTCTGCAAGATCATTAAGTTTCTCAACTTCTTTCCTGTACTGCTTTTCCAGGAGCTCAGATTTCTGTTTCTGTGTATCATACTGCTTCTGTAACGTCTTTGTTTTGGCGATCAGCGCTTCCTGACTACTGGCATTCTCTGAGAATTTATTGGTCAGAGCCTTCATTTCCGAACCATACTCTTTCAATTTATTATTAATTGACTTAAGCTGATTATTAAATTCTGGCTCCCCCTGTACCCCTATTCTCGGTCCTATATCATATCCCATTCCATCACCTCAATTCCCTCGGTATGCTTCCTCCGTTATTTACATTCTTCCTGATATCAACAAGCCCTTCGCTCGCCATATACAGATCTATCAGATCAGACAACTCACCTTGCGGCATACAGGCATATTCCAAGGGCCTTAAGCCAAGCTTCTGCCCCCATAAAGAAAGCCAGGCAAGCGTATTTACGCCTGCCCGGCTTCTTCTTTTCCCTTCGTTACGATCTCTTTTGCTTCAATTTCTTTCTTCTGGCTTCCATTAACACATTCTGCAATCTTATCCGACAGATAATCCAAATCACCGATTCCCACAGCAATTTCAAGCGCTTCCCTTGGCAAAGGCGTCCATTTCCCGTCTATTACAGGATCCGTGTCATTTACCGGAACATCCTTCTCAAAATAGTTCTTATAAGCGCAGCCTTGAGAAATCAGCAATTCTAATAGACCCACAACCTCATCTATAGTCTTGTCCGTCGTTCCGCCACTTCCGTTTATACCTTCTAACATCTTCTCAATATTACCATGCTTTTGCGCAACTTTTTTCGCTGCCATTAAAGAGAAAGACATTGGATAATACTTTCCTACGATTTCCACGCTCACTATTCTGTTCATACCTTACCCTATCCCTTCTGTTTTATTCTCTTCCGGAACTGTCCCTCCCGTATCCTCTTCTTTCAGAGAAAGTACCGCCTTGATATATTCCTCCGCCTCAGCCTCCGTATCGTAGAGTTCTTCCGGGCTGATCTGCCATGGATGATTATAATTTTCATCCGCCTGGTCGGAGCGCATCACCTTCGCCGTAACCTCCCTGGTCTGCCACTCAATCTCATTCCCTCTCGTGGTTGCCGCATTTCCCGGTACGTTAAACTTAATCTTCGGAAATATGATCGGAAGGTACTTTGTAATACCGTCAATCTCATGCTCTTCGATAATTCCGAATCCAAGATCTGGCTGTCTCAGGTTATCGTCATATACAACCTCCGTAACTTCTTTTCCTGCCACTGTCCTTGTCACCGTCCTTAATCCAATAATCTTTTTCGACAAAGACGGCGTTAAATCCGCTGTTTTTAATGTCAGGCTTCCGCTTGCAAACTTCCCTGCCGCCGATTCCTTTATATTATTATCCGCATAAAGATCATTATCACTCGCTATTTCCGCTTCGAATGAATACTCCACCGCATAGTCCGCCGCATAAGGCTCCGAATACGTAACAACATTTCCATTTGCCTGATAGGTAGAACATATTGGTTTAGATAATCCTTTAATCGCCATATTTCTCTCTTCCTCCTGTTATCTCATAATCTCCTTACATGCCTGGTCGATTACCTCTCCCATTGCCTGTACGCTTCTCTTTCTGCTCTTATTCACCGCTTTTCTGATTACTGGCGTCTTCTTCCTGAAAGACGTCCCGCTCTCCACAGAACGCATCAGAAGCGCATTCGGCAGTCCCTTTGGGTATTTTTTACTCGGAGTCCTTCCATATCCGTCGAATCCTGCCTTCGTCTGTATATAGCCGTCCCTGTCCTCAATAGGCGCCAGTCCAAATGCATCAATCAAATCCGCTTTCTGCCTGTTCGTCACACCCTCCACCGGATGATCCGGAGTCCCCCTCTCATTACTGGTCGGAATACTCCTAAGCCCGCTCTTGATAGAATCCGCTACTTCGGACGCCCCTGCATACACTGCTTCCTTCATAATCTTCTCACTGTCTTTCCGCAACGCTCCCAGACGGTTGGCATACTCTTCCAACCCTCTCACCGTAATCTTCGCCATCACGAAACCTCCCACAGCCACTCATAATGTATAAAACCCGTTTCTTCTTCATGCTGCACAGAATTCAACTGATACGCGACGCCTTCCGCATCTCTCAGCGCCTTCTGGATTTCATCCACCCTTTCGTCACCATCTGTTTTTGTGAAATAATCAACAGTTCCCTGGATCGCCTGGATCGCCTTCCTGTTATCCGCATGGACAGATTCCGCTTCCCTATCCTCCGCCCACACAATATATCTGTCCTCCGCGTTCAACGCTTCGTAGTGCCCTACATTATCCGTAACCGCCAGAAGCGCGTCGCGAACCTTACATATCTTCTGGAACAACATACTCTTTCTCTAGCCTTTCCAATGTAATCTTGGTGATTCTCAATCCCTCTTCATCCTTCATATGTTGGACAAAACTACACTCATACTGTCTCTTATCCTCCAATATACAGATATCTTTCCCCGTCACCTCTCTGTCTTCCCATATACGCACCAGATCGGTGACCTTACTATTCGCCTGCATAGCCGTATAATACCGCTGTATGCCAACCGTCTCAAACGCAAAGAAATGTTCGCTCTTGAATTTCAGCCCATACACCGGCTTCATTCCCGGCTCCGCCACATTCTCCACGCTATATACCTTTAAGATTCCATCATCAAGAGTCATCTTTCACCACCGCTTCACCTGCCTTCTGGCTGAATAACAGATTATTTAATTCATATCTTAAGTATCTCGGCATTCCCGTCTCAGTCCCGGCACGCTTCCGGTAAAGATAGGCAGCATAATGGACTGCTGCCATCCCTGTTTCAATATCTTCACCATTCTCCGGTATCTTAATTCCTTCCCGGGCCATCCTTGACTTCGCCAGGTCCAACAATATCTTCAGATACTCATCATTGGCATTCGTAACCATCTGCAGATCCTTTTTAAGTATCGTAAGCTTTAATTTATCATCCATCCGGATTCACACCCTATTCTTTTACGCATTCGCCTTGTCTTCAGGGAAATCCACCGTAGTCTCCGGCGCCGTCGCTGTAATACTCATAAGCCCAAACGCCTCCGCAATCACAGGCATACCGTCATAACGCGCCGTTCCCTTGAATACAGTCTGATCTTCCAGGAATCTCACATGTTCCGACTGTCCTAACGTTGTGCCGGCACGTTCCGCAAGCAGATACATGTCAAGATATCCGAATGCAATATTATCATCAGGAATGAAATTCAATTCAATGATTTCCCCTCCCACAATCGGCATCTGAGTTCCGATTCCTGCAACGATCGCCGCATTCATGTTCTTATCCATAGACTGGACCATCAACTTCATATGCGTCTTCTTATTCATAAGCCACACCAAACCGCTCTCCGAATAATCGTTTTCGATTACCCCTGTATTCGTCACGATTTCCTTGAATAGATTCATTCCCGTCGCTCCTGATCCTGTAAGAATATTCGTTGTACTCAGATCTTTCCATTCCCTTGCCGTCTGCAGGTAATTATCTGGCTTTATTGTCTGTGCCAGTCTTGTTACAAATCCTAACGGCATCTTCGTGCCTTTCCCATATACTATTGCTTTATCTAATGCTTTACCGATTGATTTCCCTAACGCATTGATAATCTCGGAAGCAAGATTTACATCATTGTCTTCCAGGATTGCATTGCAAATACCGAAAAAACCGCCAACCTTATATCCATCAACCTCCGCATCGTTGAAAGAAAGATCCATCTCATTCAGTTTTGCACACATCTCCGTCCAGATTGCTTCCGGGATGGATCCCATGATCCGCTGTCTTGCTGTCCCGGCAACAGGGCGCTTCGATACCTTACCGATCAGTTTCGATGTTTCTTCCGCTTTCTGCTTAAGCAGCTCCAACATAACCTCCGGGATAGTCAATCCCGCATTCGTAAGCGCACGCTTCTCCTTGATGCATGTCCTGACTTCGCTTAAAAAGTTCTTCACATCTTCCCTTTCAAAAAAAGCATCCCGTTCCTGCATATTCATTCCAAAAAATCTAGCCCTGTTTTCCATCTTTACTTCTTTGCCCTTCCTCTCTTCATTCTTCGCAGCTTTCCGGCTTCTTTTCTCTTCATCTTCGATTTCTTTCTCCAACTTTTCAATCTCTGATTCCAGATTATTCTTCTCTTCTTCATGCGCTTCTTTTTCCTCTTCGAATTCTTCCGCCTGCTCTTCAACCGCTTCCCGGTCTTCATCGGGCGTCTCCTCCGTCATCTCAGATATTGCAGCTTCAATCTCCGACTCACGTGTCTGGAACTCGGCATCCTTTCCCCTTAGTTCTTTCATTCTCTTCCTGCTTACTTCCAGTTTGTTCCTCAACAATAATGCTTTTAACGCCATCCTTCTTATTCTCCCTTCACTTTTCTAAGCATCCTGCTTTTCCATTCTTCATGCTTCCGCTTCTTTATCTCTTCCAGGTCATCCTTGCGTGCCGTAACACCTGTGTCCTCATAAGCCGGGAAAGTGACCACAGAGACTTCATAGAGCTTTACCTTCTTTATTGTCCAACGTACACAGTCTCCAAGATCTTCAAATTCTTCGTCCAGTATGTCAAATCCGAAGCTGCACTGGTCCACATCCCCGCGTTTCACCCTTTCATATAGATTCAACGCATCCTGATCATTACGGTTAATCTCTACTTCTCCCCACAGTCCCCGGCTGTCTGTCTTCAAGGACAAGGTTCCCGCTTTGGTCCTTCCAAGGACAAGCCTGGTCTCGTGATTAATAAGACAGCGGATATCATCCGATAAGGCGCCTTCGAACGCGGTATCCGCTATATTTTCTACCGCTCCCTGCCATAATTCATATTCTGAATTAAATACGGCGAAGTATCCGCTTATATAGCTTTTTTCTGCTTCATCCCGTGTTTCGAATTTTGACGGTGTCCCCCGTACCTGTCTTTTATCTCTTCCCATCTTCTCACTCACCTCCCTCATCTCCTTAATTCAGCTTTTTCTGGTTGCCAATCATTCCCTGCGGGATATAATTCTCAAGTATAATCAGTTCATCCAGTCCTTCTCTTGGTGACATTCCAAGCCAATCCCGTACCTCATTCCCTGTCATGATCCCACGTGTATAATTATCATCCCCAACCCTGCTTAATTTCTCTATATCGTATGCATACACAGACCTTACGGAAAATTTAAAGTACATGTTAGGGCTTAACAGCAATTGCCTGGTGAAAGCCTGCTCAATTGCAGTACAGATTCCCCTAACCCTAGTGTTTATGAAGTTATTCCACTCCGTCTCATTATATGTTCCTTCCCCCACTACGAAAGAAGGAACGTCCAATATAGCAGATACCGTCCTTTTATCCAACTTTACGGATTCCGGAAGCGCAATGTCTGTCAGGGATAACGGGCGAATCTGATCAATGGCAAACTGTTCTGCAGGTATCATCCACGGTTCTCCCGCACCTGACGTCTCAAGATAATCTTCCAAAAGTTTTCTTCTTCCTTCTTTACTGGAGAATTCATCCGTTAATCCATCAACTTTTACAATAACAGATGGATGCCACTTGGATTCCATAAATCCATCCTTCGTCTTCATCGCTTGTTTCAACGTCTTCGCAACATCCTTTAATGCTACCTGATAACCAGTTCCCTTCCACGGATAATAGGGATCCGGATTCAGCGCAATATGTACAATATCCTCCGGGCCATACACGATGCCATTTACCATTGCTTGATATCCGTATCCCTCCTGGATGAAAGAAACCGTCCCAGGTGGCATAATTACCAGATCATCTATCAGACCGCCCTTTGTGACAGGTACGATAACCACATTCCCTTTCCCCTCCAGTAACAGAGTCCTTACAAGCACGGACATGAATGTCTTCCGCGTCATATACCGGTTCGGTTCAATATCAACCTTCCTCGACAGTGCGTTCTTTATCCTTACATCTCCATGATCTGTATTCTCAAAAAGTTGGATCGTCATGTTCGAGATCAGATCAGCTATCTTATTGACTGCCGACATGATCTCCGGATTTTCCGATAATCTCGTATACCCACTCCCGCATAACATCTCATAATTCCCCATATCGCACAGGAACGCCCCGCTTGTCCTCTTCTTAGGTTCTGCTCTTACTTTCTTTTTCTTCTTACTCATGATCCCTCCCCAAACCATTGGCTTGCTTTTTGCGATTTTTCCATATCTTTCATCATCTGCTTTGCCGCAATCACATCTGCATCAAACAGATCTATACGCATTGTAGGCTCAACTTTTTCAAACCTTATAAAATCGTCCGAATCTTCTATCGCTTTCACATTTTCAATACAATACTCCGCCGCCTTGCTGTGACAATAGTAATATTTTTGTTCTGTGATCTTGTTCTCAATCTCCCTGAACGCTTCAGTTTTCTCAACATATCGTTGTGACTGGTCACGCACTTTGAATCCTGCCTTCTTCATTTTCAGCACAAATTCCCTGGAATACCGCCTGTCATACCCGACCCACTTAATCCGGAAGCCTAGCTTTCTCATGGAAGCAAACCACTTTACCGGCTCTTCATAATCGATTACCTCTGAATTACACATCGTAAGCCATCCCATCTCTTCCCACCAGAAGAAGGGTATGTTGTCTTCATCTGCTTTCTTATATGCAACTGCTATCGGGATATAGCCGTGCGTAATCGCAATATCAACATCTTTGTACCGCCCATGGATCGCCGTGCCTGTCAGGTCATTCCTTTTCGACAGATCCGCACCTCCATACCACTGTACAGGCAATTTTGCCAATTCTTCTATCGTCCAGTTATATTTTTCATCCGAACTCCTTACTTTCTCCATGTCGAAATATGTCTTAATTGAACTCGTAAATACATTTAATGATTTTTCAAAGAAATCTTTTCTTTGCTGTGGATCGTTCTGCGCCTGCTGTGAATCATTCATCAGGTCTTCGGGTCTTATCGACTCTCCGTATGCCGGGTTCGCTTTCTCATGCGTCACCGGATCCGTATAGTCTATGTATTCTTCCCCTTCTCCCCCCTTCACCGGATCCGCTTCACAGATAAATATAAAATATTGTTCATCCCGGATCTCTCCATCCAGTACCTTCTTGCAGTATTTGACCCTCTTTGCCAGGAAACTGTTGGGATCATCGCCCGCCGTAGAGATGCCTATCATCAATTTATTGGTATACGCTTTCATTGCCTCCTTAAAAAGACTGTATTGTTTCGGCTTTTTAAAGGCGTGCATTTCATCCGCAATAGCAATATTGCAGTTAAATGAATCCTGCGCATCGGGATTTGCCGCCAGGGCATTCAACTCGATAAACCCACCGCCGATCTCTGCACTGATAGAATGTTCGTTATTATTATCTATGATGTGGAAATGACCGCCGTCCTCATCCTCTTCCCCCATGTTCCGGATATTATATTTTACAAAGTCGAATGTTTCCAAAGTCTGTTTTAACGCCGCTGCCACAACATAGATTTTTGATCCTGACATCCGGTAGAACAAACCCAGGGAATATGCCAGGGCGCCTGCAAAAGAGGTCTTTACATTTTTTCTTGGTATGAAGATCAGCGCTTCATGGAACCGATTAATCTTTGTGCCGCTCAGCTTGAACCCTAACAGATTGTATATAATGAATTTGTGGAAGGGCATTAAAAAAAACGGAGTCCCGCGCAATGAAGTTCCGTCCTTTTTCTCACCTTGTTGGTGACATATTGTATTTTCAATGATTCCGATGCAGAATTCCGCATCTGCGGGGTTAAAATCATAATCTTTGTTCTCCAGGTCCCGCTTAAAACGTTCACATGCTTTTACCCTGTAATTGTTCGCCACAATCTCCCCGCTTAATATCCCATCCACATATCCGAACACATCATCCCAATTCTTATATCTAGCCACTCATGTTCTCCAATGCCTTATCCAGCGCGCTCTTCTTTTTCGGTTCCAGTCCCTTCGCTCTGATCGCCCTTAACCCCTTCGGTGTCAGGCCGAATATATTTTCTAACTCAATCAATTCCCTGCGCATCGTTTCTAACGACAGATAGAGCGCTGTCTTCCTTCTGTTCTTCGCGCCAGACTTATTCGTATATTCTTCTGTTATCTTACATCCTTCTTCATACCACTTTTCATTTAAAATATCATACTGTATCCGCATCTCTGCATATCTTCTTACCGGGGCTTCAAATTCAGGCTTGTATGTTCCAAGTACCTGCATATTTTCTATGGTTTTGTTATATGCCTTTGTTATCTTTATCTTTCTGCTTTTTGCACTTTCCAAACCCCTATCCCCCCTTTTTCAAAAAATGCTCAGATATGGAAACACCTACCCCCACCAGTAGACCCGTCCGGATTTATTTTTCCCTCAGGCAGGGGGGATCATCTCCATCCACCTTTACGCTTCTACTTTTTTTGTTTTCTCCTCCAGTCTACCCCCGGCTTTGTCATCTGCATCAACTGTCTCCCTAACGCTGTCAGTTCTCCTGTCAGGCGGTTCTCAAGCTTATTATGGCTTGCACTTGATACGCTGATCAGATTCCAGTCACACCATGCATACTCAGGATATTCATCAGCCGGATATATATGATGTACCGTGTTCGCTTCTTCTGTCCTCCCGTACATCTTCGCAACCCTGCACACATAACCATCTAACCTCAATATCTTCTTGCGCTTCTTCTTCCATCGGCTTCCATGGTAATCCATCTCATCACCCCATCAAAAGAGAAGAGACAGCCCGCCATTCATGACTGCTGCCCCTCTCTGTCTCTTCTTCTTTTGTATCTTCTTGCGGCTTATCTTTGTTCTTTGTTTTTCTTTTGTTTTTTTCGACGATATCATAATACCACATAATTTTGTCCTGTGATTACGGCTCTTTTAAAATATTTTTAAATTCTTTGTGACAACAACCAGTAGAATCTTCTCCTTCGGTCATAATACATATCCTTTCCACATGGAATATCTTTCACCTGTTTCAGGTATTTGTACGTTGCATACTCGGTCGTTACTCCCTCAATGATGTACGAATACAGTTCTGGGTCTGCTTCTATCGCCGTCTGCTCTATGGCCTCGCATTTCTCCTGAAGCTTCATTCTCCGGATTACCAAGCGTTCCGTTGCACTTCCCGGTTCTCCACCGCTTCGAGGCCCTTCTGTATTTGCCATTCCCTTCACCGTATCTGTCATGCCGTTCAGTTCATCTATCCATTCACCGTACTGCATACAATAATGATAGAGCTCCAGAAAGCGATGCTTGCTAATCTCATATTTCTTTTTATTTATCGGTCTTACATCCGGCACCCGCATTCCCTCCCTGATTTCCTTCTTATACTTTTGAATTTCCTATTGACTGCTGCCTTCGGCTTTTACAAACTTTCCCTTGCTTTGCTGCTTCCTGGCTTATATCCTCCGCACCATTTTCTTGCGCATTTCCCATCGCAATCTCCACAGTATTTATCCGCACACGGTACATCTGCTACCGCATCCATGTCACGAAGGATTTCTCTGATCACTTCATCTATACTGCCTGCTGCCATCTGTGACACCTCCTAAACCTCCATCTGTCATATTTTTATAATTTCTTAAATTCTTCCGTCACTTTTATTCCCTCCCAAACTTTTACCTTTTCTTCCCGCATGTCGCAAAGTGCGGTACATATCCTAACAGATTTCCTTCCCTGCCATATACCCGGTCTGCAGATACCACTTCCCCATTCACTGTCACGATCCTCTCCGACCCTTTCCCGTCCTCCGGTATCCTGTAACAGATCAGCTCCGGATCACAAGGCATGTTCCTTCCTGCCTTTGTCTGTATCCATATGATCTTCCTCCCGCAATACCTGCAGACTGAAAGCCTTCTTGATGATGTAATCTTCATTTCTTTTTTACCTCCATATCCATTATCCTTTCCCATCCTGCTGCCCGTCCTCTGCATTTGCGTAATACCAGTCTGTCAGCACTTCTATCCCTAAGATGCAGTAACCCTCTTTCAATCCTGTATGCCCCTCCAGGACGAATGTGATCTCTGCCCTGACGGCGCGTTCCGTGTATTTCCCGTCTTTATATTCTAACATTTCAAGGGTATCGCCTACCCTGTAGCCCCTATCATTCTTCCGCAACTCAAAAGCCTTTCTCCCGGCGCATACATCCCCAAAATATCGTGCCTCTATCTTGATCTGGTGGAACTTGCTTTCCTGCTTCCTTTCATCCGACGGAAGATGATTCATCTTCTCTTCATCCGCCATCTCCCGGAGCTTTCTCCTTGTCTCCCGGTCAATACGGTCCTGCTCTTCGTAATATCTCTGTTCCTCGGTCTTTTCCGCCTCCGCTTTATTGATGTACTGGTCGCATTTTTTACAGGTCCCGGTCTTTACATTACAGTCGGAATAACGCTTACAGGAATAGCATAGTGATGTGATGCTTTCCGGATGCGGCGTCTCATAATCATCCCCGGGACGGTGCGACTGCTGCCACTCTTTCTCCTGTCTCCCTACTATCTGTTCCGATACGGCTTCGCATGTATATTCGCACGTCTCTTTATCCCGGCACAGTTTACAGCATCCGGCACACCCTACCACGCACCCGCCTTTTGTAAAATGCTTTTTTATGGTCTCCTCGATATTGCAGGAATAGCCATAGTATTCCTCGCACATCTCTATTCCGTCAGCTTCCGGTTCTTCCGGATCCATGCCATACGCAACTGCCGCATCCTCATATGACACGTATTTTCTTGTGTCAGATTCTGACACCGCTCCCGATGCTTTATGGGCTTCCGGGTTCCCCTGATCTGCTCCGCTGTCAGGCTGCTGCCCCTGCCCGCCTTCCGGTTTGGCTGCTGCCGCCTCTTTTTTTATGTCCTTAACAGCTTTGTGCGTGATCCCTCCGACCGCCTGGTAAGCGTTATACGTCTCCCTCTGCTTATCTTCCGGCATTCCGGACAACTCGTAAGCCGCGGAAAATGTCAGGCGTTCTTTGTTGAGTTCTTCCTTAAATTCCGGGATAAGATTGTTGTTCACACTTTCGATCTGCGCGACCTTGGTACGCGACACGCCCATCATAGACGCTACAACATCCCTCAGCCTCCCGGAGTTTAAGTCATGCCCTTTGACCTGTTTTCCGTCTTCCCGCATGCGCTCAAGGGATGCCTTTAACCGCTGTTCTTCCTCCAGGATATCCGCGATCCGTTTCGTCCGGTAAGCGTTCGCACTGATAATCTCTACCTGTTCCTCATCATCGTCCTGCGGTGACGTCAGCTTGCACGTTGCGATCTCAAATTCCTTATATCCTCTTGCCGCCAGGGTTTTTAATGCTTCCCAACGCCTCTCGCCTGAGACGATCCGGTATTCCCCCTCACTGCAGGGTTTATGTACAAGCTCAAGATTTTGCTTTAACCCGTGCATAAGGATATCTCCGGCAAGCTCTTCGATGTCTGATACCTTGTAAAAATTCATCTCATTGCGGTACATCTTATAGATCGAGATATCTTTTGTCCTAAATCTTGCTTTCGGCGAATCGTCAATCCCTGCTATACTGTTTTTATTCAGCATGTCCATAACTGTAAAACTATTCGCCATGTCACTTCCTCCCGCCTTTCTTCTTTGCCATACTTAATATTTTTGCAATGTCACGGTACTCCTGTTCATCGGCTTTTATTTCCTCTTCTAATCGGGTCAGCCGCCCGAAATGGATATTTGCGTCTATCTCCCGGCACTTCGATTCTTTTTTGGCGATCCGCCCGTCCAACTGGTCTAAACGCGTGTGCATGTACCGGACTGTCTGCCGTGTTAACTCTATGTTATTTTTTACAAGTATGCTGATGATCTCCATCTTGTTTACACTATTTAGATCTGCTAAGATCTGTATCTGTACATTTGGTATTCTCGCTCCCTTGTAGGAAATACAGATTTCCCGGTCTGTCATTTGCCCGTCCATTTATCTCCCGCCCTTCCCTTATTCCGTCAATTTCTGCTTCCTGGTCTCTATGCGCTCTACATTGATCTCTCCTTTGGCATTTTGTGATATGGAGGCTTTTACGCCTCCGCGAAGGTTTAATGTGACCTTTGCTAACCCTCCGGTGTAGATTTCCTCGACTGCTGCCATCAGGATCTCTACGATCTCATCGTCCACCCTCTTACCTGCCCCTGCGTCCTCTCCGAATAATTTGGAGACGTTCTTCAAGGCATTTTCTTTCCGCTTCTTTTCCTTTCTGTGGTCTACCGCCTCCGGACAGCTGCAGTGCATTGTGGCAAGCTCCTGTGCCTCCGTTTCCGGCAGGAGATCATCTGCCATAAACTGCACCATCTGCCCGCAAAACATACACGGCGCTGTATGCATGGACTCTTTTACCTTCCCCACTCTTATCCCTCCATTTCCTCAAGCAATTCTTTTACGACATCCCTGTAATCCTGCGCCACGATCCCTCTTTTGGCAAATGCCGGGACTGCTGCCATCGCAATCGTTGCCTTTTCCGCCATGATGGATCTCCTTACCGGCGCCCTAAACATCTCGATGCCGGATGCAGTGTGAAGGTATTCCTCAAATTCAAGAGATGTCTTGTTCTTCTGCCGCATGGTCAATATTCCTTTTACCCGCAGATCCGGATTGATCTGCCGGAGGTCTTCCACCTGTTCGCAGAGGCTTTTGATCGCCTCGTTTTCATATCCACCTACTTTTATAGGCGCTATGACCAACTCGGATGCAACCAGAATATTTACCACAACCATGTCAAACAGGCGTCCGCAGTCACAGATGCAATAGTCGTATTCCCCTTCCACCTCCGCTAATGCCTCCTTAAGCCTTGTAACCTGGTTTCCCTCCTGGCTTATCATAAGGTTTAAGTCTGTGCGTACCAGATATCCATTGGCGGGGATCATATCAATATGCGGGTAAGCGGTTGCCCAGATCAGCTCCGACGTATGGCACTCTCCTCCTGTGCAGGCATGGCATTCTAGGAGCCTGCTCATCCCTGTCTCTGCCGTCTCATGGCAGCCGAAGGTCTTTGACGTATCCCCCTGCGGGTCCCCGTCGAGTATCAGTACCCTCTTTCCCTGTTCTTCCCCCAATATGTAGGCAATGGAATCGGCTGTCGTTGTTTTCCCGATCCCGCCCTTTGGTGACATCACTGCGATTGTTTTCATGGATCCTTCCTCCGTTTCTTTATTTTCTTTTCCTCTCGCTATATAAATCGTGTAATACAGCATCATTTTTAGTCCGCCCCGCCTCCCCTGGCTCTTCCGTCCTTTAATATGCTGTTGTTCGGTATGCTCATCCTGCATCGGTCAATGGCTCCGCCAATCGAAAATTTCTCATACTCCTTTGCCGCCTTCCTGATGACGTCGTGCGGAAAGGATACATACTCTTCGACGGCTTTGATCGCGTCCTCTGCAGAATAGCAGGTCACTACAAAATATCCGTTCTCCGCCATGTCATTAAGGAATTCTTTCTGTCTGTCGGTATGGCGGTTATTGCCATATTTCATTTCTACATACATCCCGCAATAGATCCCTTTAGGACATGGTAGGAAGAGATCCGATACCCCTGCCTTGACTCCCATCTCTTTCAGTTTTGCTGCCTCAGCCCGGTTCCTGCTGCCGCCGTTTGGGATATGATGCAGCCACTTAAGCTCCGGGTACTTCCCAGTATGCCAGTGCGCCCAATTCATCACCTGGATCTGTTCCGTGTCCTCGCTTCTCCTTGCATATTTCATGTTCATCTCTGCTTATCTCCTTTCTCCCGGGATCCCGTCTTTCCTGCACTGCCTGTAATATCCGCAAAATAAACAGATATGCGGGCACCCCTTTGCTTTAAACATCCACGTGATCCTTGCGGCTGCTGCCATAACCGGATTTCCCGCCTTCCTGCCTTTATGCCTCTCCTTACGTCTTCCTCCGGCACTTTCCTGCCGCCTTTTCGTCATGTTCCTGCGACCTCCTTTTCCTCATCCTGGCATGTATATAAAACATGCCGTTAAAATCGTTGTAATAAACGTCTGCATTGGTAAAATCATACTCCGGATACCACAGCTTCATCTGCTCTGGTATGCTGTCCTGATCCCTGACCATGGTATTTACAAACTTTTCAATCTTTTTGTAGCATCCCTTCCCTTTCTCCGGCTGTTTGGAGTGTACAACGCGGATATCCGGATCTATCAGGTTTCCTTTGGAAGAGTTCCACCTTCGCTCCGATTTCAGGCGGTGCTTTTCTTTGACGATATAATTTGCCAATCCGGATAAGCCGTTTTCGTCTTTCTGCAGTCTCCTGACCTCGTTCCGGCTACTCTGCTTCCAACACTTTTCCACGGTATCCATATCCATCTCGCCATCCATGACCACATGATAGTGCCACCGGATCTTTGCGTAAGGGTCGTATTCTATAACATAGACGTACTTAGCGGTCTTAAGCCCGAGTTTGCGTCTCCTGTAGTTGACTCTCCTGATCCACTTCTGTATGATCTTAGTGGCCGCATCCATATCGCCGTCTTCCGGCAGGTGCTCATCATCCAGTGTCAGCGTGATCCAGATATCGTTATTCCCGAAGTTTCGGTTGATCAGCCTCTCCACATATTTCCTCGCATTTTTATCATTCAGGTTCCTTTGTGACCTGGAGTTATCTTTCTTGATGCTCCTTCCTTCCGGCGGCACCTCATCCATGCTCTTAAACTGAGGATAGATCTCTACTTCAAACTGTTCCCCTGCCCTGATCTCTTTCAAAGCGTAGACGGTTTTCTTCCTGTAGGAAAGCATACTTTTCACAAACCACTCATGCAGATCCTCTAACTGCTTCCCGTATGCTGCTTCATAGTCATAAGGGATATACTCCATCCCTCTCTTCTTTTTTCTCCTTCTCTGAACCTTCTTTTCCTGCTTCTCTCGCTCCATCTGACACCGCTCCTGTTGCTGCCTGTATTTTGGGTTTTCGCAGACTTGTTACTATCTATTACAAGGTCGGGAAAGCCTCCGAAAATCCCTTATTTCCGCGGTTTTTCCGCTTAATATGCCTTGCCCTTTTGTGTCAGATTTGGTATAATTGATATGTAATCAATCGCAAACTGACACCGTGATTGATGTAAGACGGCTATTCGCGGTAGCCGTCTTTTTTATGTGTTACTGTAATATATTTCCTTTTATGATTCCTACGACAATGGCGTAGCGGAATTCATTTTCGTTCAATTCTTTTATCTGATCCAAAACAGCTTCTACGTCATAAGCTGTCGGCTGTTCATTGATCACATCTTCTAGATCTTCATCTACCTCCATGCTATCTATGCACTCCAATAATTCTTCCGCGTCAATTAACCTCATATTTCTCTACTCCTTCCTCATATAGATTCCAAGATTTTACGTGTTTTCATGGTTTCTTCTACTAACCACTTAATGCTTCCAAGAGAATTTGAAATACTGTTCGTAATTCCCCACAACACCGTATCTGCCTGTTCTGCCGTTACTGAACCTTCGCTCAATAGGATATGTAGGGCGTTCGCTGTTTCGTAAATAATAAGTAAATCATTTTCCAAGTCTTCCAATTTGTTTTCTAAAGCTAATACCTTCACTATAATCCCTCCTTGCGTCTGTAGTGCCATTTAATGGCACTTACTTGTATTCCGATTATAGTGTAATATTATGGCACTGTCAAGAGTTTTTTAGGAGGTATATATGTTTTCTAAACGGCTAAACCAAACCAGAAAAGAACGCGGTATAACTGCTCAGCAAATGTCTGATGCCTTACAGACTGGACTTAGAAATTATCGTAAATACGAAAGCGGCGATGCCAAACCAACGCTAGACGGTCTTGTCCAAATAGCAGATATTTTAGACGTGTCTACAGACTATCTTCTCTGCCGGGATGATTTTCTCGCAAAACACGTTGATTGATCCCTAACAGATCTTCCATATCATCCCACAGCGGTATGCTTCCAAGGGTCTCTCCGCTCTCTATCTTTTTATAATGCCTTAACCCTATTTCTAATTTGTCAGCCATCTGCTGTTGTGTCATGCCTGCCTTTTGGCGGGCTTCTTTTAAATTCTTACGCATTTCTTATCCCTCATCTCCGTGTAGATCTAGCTATTATTCATATCAACCTGAATTCCAATCCTTTTCTTTCGCAATACTCTTCCCATGTCTCATTCCGGTAACTCCCACCGTATATATACCTGTTCTGGAATTCTAACTGCATATTATTGGGGATAATCCCCATTCTTTCATTGCGTTCAGCCTGTGCGTACAGATTGATCGCTTTATACTCTTTCAGCGCCTCCACTCTGTCTGAGGCATCCTGGATGTTCTCCGTCACCAGTAAATAAATAAAGATCCGGTAAGGTTTTACCCCATGCTTACCCAACAGCTCTATTGTCTTCCTGATCGGCTCTATCTGAGATTTTTGATCGCAAGAAAACCTTATAAACCGGATCCACCGGATCCGCGATAAAATATCAGCTATCCCATCATCTACCAACCTGGCGTCCATCCCCTGATTAAGGTCAATACGGTATACGCTCCCGGTCAAGCTTTCCAGTTGCCTTATCCCATGCTTGCAAGCTAAAATATTATTATCCATCAGGACCAGTTTATTTGTGTCCTGCCGCACGAGTTCTTCCCATGTCCTGTAAGGTCTTATGCCTCCTTCTTTCCGTGGGACTACGCACCACCGGCAATGGTTCGGGCATCCCCTGGTGAGGTATCCGATAGCAAAATCGCATTCCGGATATATGGAATAATCCGGAAACATATCATCTATTTCCCTAGGAAGTTCCTTGTCTATTTGAATATCTTTATATCCAGTCCCGCCCCGAATCGCATCTTCCGGAAGGTATGCATCTACCGGAGTAAAATCAAATATCTTACTGCTGTATACTCGGTCATACCTTTTCAATGGGTTCCACCACTCCACCTCATCTCCCTGCGCTTTATGCCATGCAGATATCTTCATCAGGGCGTAATTGGGAAAATTTTTATTCTTGAAGTGATCTTTCTCGGCATCGTGTAAACCTATAAACATATTTTTCTCCATGTCCAGTTTAACAAGGGCCTCCTTCCGCTCCATGAAAAGCTCCTGCCGGATACAGCCAATTACCTTTGACGTACACATCATGGACAGTAAAGTCTCCAGTAATCAAACTATGTATTGCCGTCTTATCACCCCAATATACACAAGATTTTGCATCACTTATAAACGTTTCCAAATCACACTTATTATCAAGGGTAAATCCTAAGATTCTTTCATCCTGCTTCAGCAACTCAAAATCTTCCGGATATAATTCTTTAATTCCGGCAAATAACCGCGGGGTAGAAAAGATACACATCGCACAGCTACAGCGATTCCATCCTGCCCTGTAACAGGGGTGCGGATTAACCTTATGCCTTTTTAGGACCTCCCAGACATCTCTTTCCGAATAATCAATAACCGGGCGCCACTGGTGAACTATCCGGTGCGCTTTCTTCTCTGCATTTGTCCTGTGAATCTCCATTTCATTATATTTTGACCGTCCTTTTGACTCTCCACGGCGTTCCCCTGATACTACCAGCACTTTCACATTTTCTTTTGTTCTGTCCAGATTGGAAGTCACACTATCCTGTACTGCTGCTTTTAGACTTCCACTACACCATCTTCCCTGGTGCGCATTTCCCTTAGCAGGAAACTTATGGCGTTTCCCACCAATCTTCTCCAATTCTTCCAACCGGTCGAGATTACTGATTACTGAATCGGCTACCGCAATTTTTAAATATGCCGAACACCATCGGCGGCTTAAATCTCCAGATTTTGCCGGAAACTTCATCCGATATCCATACTTTTTCAATTCCTCTTCCAACTGCTCTGTCGCTCGTTCTTTCAATTTCTTGCATTGGATATAATTCCTAGACAATCGACACTGCCTAATATCCCCTGTATCTGGATCCATCCATTCAATCGGCTCACTGGCTCCAATCCGATAAAGTTCGCCAAAGAATCCATTCACACGCCATGACAGCCTAAGCGGGACACCCTCCGCTTCAGCAAACGCTCGGACATAACTCTGCGTACATCTCCAGTCCATACTACGAAGCGGATGCCCTCCATCAATATCATGATGCCACAACTCTATCTTCTCCTTCGGCACCCCCAATTCCAGGAGCTTATAATAACATGCGATACTATCTTTACCACCAGACAGCAGAACCACAACAAAGTCATATTCCTCCAATGGCAGAAGATTCGGGAGAAAAATGCTCTTCATATGTTCCGAATCCTCCCTGCCAGTAACCCTTGGACAGAGTTTTTCTCCCGTCCCATAGACCGGTTTATCTGGTTTCCCATAAATCACCGGAGTATCCTTCGTGCACTCTCTGTCCTTTATAAAATCCGGTTCAAATAAATTTAACTGTCCTTTCATCTTCTCCAATAGAAGCCCGTGTACACGTCACCCCGGCCGGAGGCTGGCTCCTTTCTATGTCTCTACTTTTCTGGATCCTTTATCAATACGTTTTTCAATATATTTTGGTATCTTCATTTCCTATTCCTTCTGATATTCATAATTCTTTCAATGCGGCTTCTGCCTCTTCTCTGATGAGGAAAACGGTTTTGTCGAAATCAAAGAATTTAAAATATGCTTTTGTATAATCTGTTTCTGCGTATACGTTCCAAATTTCGCATACTCCCTTGTGCTGCCTGATTGCTCCACACGGCTCAACACATTCAACTTTCATTTCAATTATTTCTGATTCTCCGTTTTTAAAAGTACATAAATGATGCACCGTATCACCCACCGCACAAGGCAGTTTCAACAGTTTCCCTTGTTCCTCTAAGTCCTCGTATTTCTTTAATTGCTTATTCTCCATACGTTCTATTAAGCAAAATGAACTGATAAGCGCCAATTCATCACCATCTAATCCATTTTCACTATCCAGTTTGCGGAGAATATTAACCGCCTTGTTTCGTATAAGGTCGTTTGAATACTTTGTCAATCTCTCCATATTTCCCTTCCCTCCACAATCCTCTTAAATCCCCTAATGATATTCACACACTCTCTTCTCCTGATTCGTCGTTTTGCCTCTTAGTATCACTTCCTGTACCTCATGCACCTTTTCCTCTGCGGGACACTTCCTGTACCGCCTTCACCTTTCGCCTTCTGTTCCTGGTACCTCTCATAGCTTCTTACCAGCATCCGGATATGCTCAGACTTGAAATGGCACCAGAACCTATTACCGTCTTCATCCTCCGCACACACGCCCACGTCAAGCACGTCCCCGGAAAATATTGCAGTCTTTGGTGTGATATCCCTGCAATGTCCCAATATAGACAGCTTTTTCCCGGCGCACTTCTGCGCCAGT